GCTGATCGCCGAGTCGCCGTGGCGCTGCAGCTTCTCGCCTTCGCCTGTCTGCGTCTTGGCCTTGCCAAGTTTGGGGATGCCGTCGATCACGCGCAGCGCACGCAGGTCGTCGCGCGTCTGGCTGTCCTTCGGAATGTCGTCCAGCGTTCCATCCTGCAATGCAGCCTTGAAGCGCGGCATGTTGGCCAGATAGAACGAATCACTCAGCATCACCTGCTCGATACGTGCCTGGCCGAACTTCTGCGCCGCACGCTCCGCCAGATACTGGCCGTTGCCGCGCGCATCGAACGCGGCAGAGCGGAAGCGCGGCAGGCGGCTGAGGATGTAGAAGACGATCTGCTCCTGCTGGCGGAAAGGGCAATTGCTCAGCTCGACTTGGCCGCGCACGCGGATGGTGAGGTCGCGGCCTTCTTCCATGATGTCCAGGGTGGTCAAGTCGCCGGTCCGCCCGAAGTCCTCGCCAAGCCCGTGCGCCAGATCCTTGTCGAGCTTGTCCAGGATGGGCTTGATGTGCTCTTCACACCACGCCGCCACCTCTGCCTCGCGCTCCCAGTCCGGCAGGTAAGCGAACTCCGATGTCCAGCGACCACGCACCAGCGGCGTGTCCGGGTTCATGCGCGCCTCGATCAGGCCCATCGTCAGATAGGCACCCGCCGATTGCGATGGCACCACGTCCAGCTCTTCGCTGGCATCCTCGCCGTAGAATGCATAGGCATCGGCCACCCACTGCGCCTCGCCCTCGGCCGTCCACTCGATACCGCGCCGCAGACACACGCGCTGATACAGCCCTTGCTCGACCGCTTCGCGGAAGGTGATGCGGTGCACGCTGCCCTTGCGCTTGCCCGCGCGCACTTCCTGGATCAGTTCGTTGAATGCGTTATCCTGGCCGTCGTGGGTCGAGATGATGCGCACCTTGTCGCCCCACATCAACATCGCCATCGCCGCCTTGAGCAGCGCGGCCAGATCGTTATGGAACGCGGCCTCGTCGATCACGATCACGCCCTGCTTGCCGCGCAGGTTGGTGGGGCGCGAGCTGAGCGCCACGATGCGGCGGCCGGTGGCGGGGAAGTCGATCTTGTAGGTTTTGATCTCCTTGTCGCCGTCGACGAAGATGCCTTCCTCGATCTCGGATGCGGCATAGTCGAAGGCGCGCGCCCACATGGCGCAGGCTTCGATGTACTCCAGCGCCATGTCCTGTGTAGGCCCGATGTAGAACTCGTTGGAACTGTGTTCCTCTCGCGCGGCGTTCAACACATCGTCGGCGGCCTCCGCCCAGGTCAAGCCGATGCGGCGAGATTTCTCGGCGTTCTTCAGCGGGCTTTCGTCGGCGATCCAGCGCTGCTGATAGGGCAGCAAAGCGGGAGGCGGCGCGCCCTTGCGCGCCGCATCGCCGGGGATGGTGACCGGAACGGTTTTAACTGGGGATGCCAAGGATCTGGCTCCTGATCTCTTTGACCGCAGCAGCAGACAGGCCGCCACGCTTGGCGATCTTCTCCACGGCAGCAGCGGCAGTCTCGGCCTTGGCGCGCACCTCGGTGGCCCATTGCTTTTGCTTCACGGTGGCATTGGAAAGACGCGCCACCATCAGGCCGATCTCCTTCATCGGCGCGCCTTCTTCCATCTTGAGCAAGGTCTCGAAAGCCTTCTGCTGCACCAGGCGGATCAAGGCGTCGTTCATCGAGCCTTCATCGTCGGGCACCGATTCGGATATGGCCTTGGCCTGCTCGGTGGCCAGCTTGAGTGCGCGCATGCGTTGCTCGAACTCTTGCCCGTAGCGGTTGATGCTGCTCTTGCCAATCACAAAGCCGCGCCCGGACAGCTCCTGCTCCAGCAGCTCGTAGCCCGAGAAGTTGCCCTCGATCAGCGCCCGGTCCAGCCAAGCCTTGACCTCGGGCGGCAGCTGCTTGATCTTCGAACGTGGTGGCATATCAGCCCCCCCAGTACTTCGTCGGGCGTGCAATGCCGGGGTCGCAGTCAACCGTGTATTCGGCGATGTCTGTGCCGTAGCGTGTCAGGTCGGCGAACCAGCGGCCGGAGGGCTGCTTGTCCAGCTTCACCAGGTCGCGGTCGGAGAGATAGTCCAGCACGCGGCGTACTTCCAGCGCTGTCGCATCCGGGAACATGCCTTGCACCGTCGCCAGCACCAGTTCCTCGAACGCACCCATCGGGCTGGCGTTGAGCAGCGTGAGGATCACCGTCCAACGCATGGTCTCGCGGCGCACTTTTTCTTGGTCGATCATTTTTTTGCCCCTTGTATCTGCACCACTTCAAGCTTGCTGTAAAGCGCGTCCAGCTTTGATTCGATCACTGTCTGGCCGCGTATGTAATCCTCGCGCCGGACGTAATGCACCGGCAGCTCCGCCTTCCAATTCAGGAAGTCCGTCTCGATCTTGCGCAGCTGCTCAGATACTTTCGCGTCTTCGACGGCGCGCTTGCCCAAATCGCCCTGGATCACCGTGAAGCGCTGGTCCAGCAGCGCCTTGAACTGCTTAACTAGCAGCGTGCCGAACATCCAGACCAGCGCGGCGAACACACCGACCAACGAGGCCAGCGCCATCAACAACTCCCACAGATCAATTTGAACTTGCATGTCTGCCTTCCATGTATTCCTGCCATTCCTGGCACTCGATGCAAAGCTGCACGCCCGGTACCGCGCGGCGCCGCGCATCCGGTATGCGCTGGCCGCAGCCGGGTGCGGCGCACCACTTGGCCGATTCCCTTGTCGGCGCGGGCAGCAGGGCATCCTTCTGCCGCCGCTCCCACTCTTCCAGTTCGATCTCCTGCGCTCTATCTTCCGGCTTCACTGTTCGCGCACTCCGCCAGTTTCTTCAGCTGGTCGCGGCACTGGCTGTACAGCTCCATCGACTCGATGTGGTTGTCCAGCAAGTCCGCCAACTTGCCCGACTTGGCCG